TAGCACCTTGTGTAACTAAACATCTCTCTGATAACATGTGGATTTGCATTGCATCTAAAGCAGATGTAGCAGCTCCAACAGAACCAGTAACCCATGATTTCATTCTTCTATCGTCAGTTTGAGAAGCTCTATATCTAACGTGTAAAAATGGTCTCTTAAGGTTTTTACCTAGCATTTGGTCATAAACTGTTGATGTACCAGCTGGAACCATAACACCTCTAATAGCCTCACTACCAGCAGCGGTATTAATACCACCTCTTGTAGCTTTGTCGTTTAAGTATCTCATATCTGATTTATAAAAGTCATAAGAACCTCTTCTAAATCCAGAGAAACCTAAGTTTAATGCCATATCTTCAGAGTTTTGGAATACTCCGTAAGAAGTACCACCAGCTCCATAAGAATTCATAGAAGCTAACATGTCATCCATTGCTAACGAAGTAGCTCTGTTTACAAACATCATGTTTTCTTCAATAGCACCTTGCTTGTCAAACTCAGCTAAAATAGCGTCGAACTCAGCTAAATCAGTAGCAGCATTAACACCAGTAACACCAGAAGTGATATTACCTCTATCTTCGATAGCTGCAAATAAACCTTCAGTACCAGCACCGTTTAAACCAGCATCAGCAGCACCTCTAACTTGACTGTTCTCACCAAAACCAATGATAGATGCAGCGGCAGTTTTCTCAGCTTCAAGCATAGTCATTTCTAAGTAATCGTTAAAACGAGCTCTTGTATCAGCTTCAGCTTTTAGGTACCATAGGTAACCTGACTGACCACCTTCAGAAGCAACTTCAACCCAACCAACTCTAGAAACATCAGAACCTGATATCTCGTAGTAATCTTTCATAATGATTGGCTTGTTGTGGAACGACTTGAAAGTAGGTTCGTTAGCACCTCTTGAATCAGTTTTCCAAGTACCAGTTTCGTCAGCGTAAGCCGCTCCTTTACCGTACTCAGAACCTATAACTAATAAAGTAGCTGCACTAGCAGTTTCAGAGTGAGTTGTTAAAACAGCCTCACCATAAGACTCAAGTGAAACAACATTTGAGTTTGGAGTTTCTACTACTAAACATTTAGAAACTTTTCCAGCAGTAGCTAAAAGTACCATGTCATTAACTCTAATACCGTGAACTCTACTCGTTGTAGTACCTACCGTTGTGTCTCCATCGATATCAGCGACAACAGCAAACGTACCGTTTGTGTCACCGTTTAAATCTATCGTACCCGTGTAAGATAAGTGTAATCTTGATTGTTCAGACCATACAACTTGATCAGCTTGCATTGCCTCTTCAGCTCCAACTTGTGAAAGAAAACCAGATATAGTCCTAGGACCAAATACCTCCGCTTCTTTCTCCATTAGATCTGGTAAATATTGTTGCGCCCAGCCTTGATTTGCTGTAGACGCAAGATCTAAATAATTTGTAGATAGTGTTTGTTGCACTGAAGCTGGAACACTATTCAAATTATTTCCTGCAGTAATTGCCATAATTTTTAAATTTTAATTTGTTATTTGTTTTTGTTTTTAATTTTAAACTTGAAATCAGCGGTATTATCACCTAACACTCTTACTTTAATTCCACCAGCCTGTACCTCACCGTGTGCTTGTCTGGGTTCCATACTAATGTTTTTCCCCTTTTCAACACTTTGTTTAATAGCGTCTGATTTTCCTTGTTCGTAAAAATGTTTAGCGATTGCATCGGCATTATTTGCTGTGAAAAGTGATTTATGATAACCCTCAGCATCTTGCATAGTATTGTTTTCATCTAGAAACTTTCCGATAAAATTACTTATGCTACTTTGGTCCTCCACAATTTTTTCAGCATCCTGAACATTGTATCTATATTTTTTATCACCGACGTTGTATTCAAAACCTTTGAAATTGTCGTTAAAAACATTGTTAGTTTTTTCTTTAAAAATAGAAATACGCTCTTCTGCGCCCTGCTTGTTTTTTGCTTCCTCCTTGTTGTACCTATTAAAGAAATCAATAGCTTCCTGTTGCTCACTCGTAAGCTTTGAACCGTTTTTGATATCTTCATAGTATTTGGATTTGTTCTCTTCCAATTGAGTTTTAGCGTTGGCAACTTGCTCTTTTAACGCTAATTTTTTTCTTTTAATTTCTTTTTCATCATCTAAATCTTCATCATAAGAAAATTGATCTTCCATTAGGAAGTTAATTTCATCACTATTTAAATGAGGTTTTGACTGAGTATAGTATTCACGTAATAGATCTTGATTGTCTAACTCGGAATAATCTTGATTAAGCTTTACGTAATCATTAATATCACCACCAGTTTCATCCATAAAACTAACTAGTTTTTGGATTCCATCTGGAAGTGGTTCTCCTTTCTCTATAGACTCTTTTACTACTTCTTTAACAGTCTCTACTATCTCTTCTGTTTTGTCTTCATTAGTTACTTCCTCCAAAGCAGGTGCTTCTTCTTTAGTTGGTTCTACACTTTCTACTTGCTGAGGTGTAGGCTCTTGAGTAACATTTTCTTCTACGTTCGTTGGTTTATCTAAACTAACTTTAGTTATAGACTGCTCTTCAACCGCAGGTTTCTTTGTCATTTTTTCTTTAACCTTAGTAACATTACCTTTAGTTTCATTGCCCGTAGGTTGTACTTCTTGTTTTTCTTTTACTTTTAGTGACCCAGTTTCGTTATCCACGACTGGCTCTTCTTTTTGTTCTTCTGCCATAATATAATATAATAATAGTTAATAATTTTTTAAATACCTAAACCAAATCCTCCTAATGTATCATTACCTGTAGACTCAAAGTTTTTAGGTGGTTTTTGATTGTTTCTTTGATCAATCAACTCAGACTGTTGAGTTGCTTGTATTTTTGTTCTTTCGTCTTTTCTGTCTTCCTTTTCACTATCTCTTCCCCGTACGCTTTGAACCTCTTGACTCTTTAACTGCATGTTATATTGGAACTCTAGTTCCATTAACTGTTTTTTCACTTCACCTTCGTGTGATATAGCTTGAGTTTTCATTTGGGATTTTGCTTGCTCTAATTGGATTTGACTTTGAGTTAAAGCTTGTTGTTTTTGAACTTCAGCTTGTGCAGCTGCTTGTTGCTGCTGTGCATTCGCTTGGGCTTGAGCTTGAATATTCTCTTGTTGTATTTGTTGATCTCGCGCTATCTTTTTCTTTCTTCTAATCTTCAACACTTGGTTAGCGAGTTTTATGCTTTTAATCTCCCTTATATCAATTGCATCTTCAAGGTCAACAGAACCTTGTTGTAGTGCCACTTGAATATTATTTTCAAGTAATTGTTGTTCCTCTTCGTCTGGAGCCAACTCTATGAATATCCCGAAATCATATAAATACAAATCACTTATCTCTTTTAAGGTTGCCACGTTATGCACGCCAATACTTTGTTTAAAAGCATTTGCAGTAGGAGAATATTCTAATATGTCAGATATTCTAAGCGACAAACACTCCGCAACCTCTGCTGTTAAAAATAATCCGCTTTGTAATATATGTCTTGTCGCTACGTTTGAATTTGCAGCCGCTAATTTTTGCACGCCAACTAAAGAATATTTATCTGGAACACTTCCATCTCTAGCTTCATTTAAACCGGTGGTATCTCTTATCATTTGTAGGTAATAATTATAATTACCGATTAGAGCTTGCATTTTATTACCAGCGCCCTGCCCGCCATGTATTTCTTGAATTGGTATTTTACCTGGGTTTTGATCTCCTTCAGAAGTAAAACTTCTCCCAATCACAGAACCTGTTTGGAAGTACATGTTCAACGCCTCTTGTGGATTGTAATTTGTTCCATTACCAAGATCAATTTCAGCCAAACCATCAGCATCTAAATAAACACCATCAGGAACCATTCTAGATAACACTTGTTGCAACTTTAAATGAGTTAACTGTATCATATCAGCGAAACCAGTTATTCTGCTTACAAGCGATTCTATACGTCCTTCATACATTCTTGGTGCTACAATAGAGTAATTCATTTTAACCTTAGTGTAATCGCTCTTAGATCGCACCATGTTTTTAGCCATCTCCCATTTTAGTAATTTATCGGTCCCAAGAATCATAGCCCCGTCATACAAGCACTCTATAGATCTAGCCACTTTACTGTATCCACCTTCCATTCCTTCTGGTGGGTTGAATTGATCATTTTTTTCTATTGTCTTTTCTGCACCGCTACCAGTTTCTTTAACTTTGTAAACCTCGTTCATGTAAGTTTTATAGTTAAAATATAATACTTGAACAGCGTTGTTATCTTCTTCTTGTCTAGTATTGTAATTATTTCTCTTTAAAGTTTTTTTACTCAATATCTCCTCAAGATCTTCCTGTTCTAAAAATGGAAATTGCTTAACTAATTCGTTTATAGGAATAGTTTTAACTTCACCAACATAATATATATCATCAAAATAAGGGGAATCAGTGTGAGAGTATACTAAATTAACAGGATCTACGTAATCTATAACAACCCCTTCAGATGTGTTAAAAGAAGTTTTAACAGCACCAATACCAATAGTAGCTAAATCATAGTAATAACGTTTTCTTATCAAGTCATAGTTATTACCCTCAAACAAAGTGTTTAACGCTTGTTCCTCCGCTAGCTCAATACCCTGCTTGTATGTGAGCTGCATGTGTAATTTTAGTTCTTCTTCTGTCTCTGGAAGATCTTTTGGATCACTACTATATAAATTAACGCCAAAAGCCTGTTTAGCATAGTCATTCAACTCCTTACTACGCATATCTCTTAGTATAGCCTCCATGTATTTAGTTCTCTTACGAACGCCGAATGGATCTTGAGAATATGCTTTTATATCATAGTTTCTCTGTGTCATTCCGTTTACTAAAATATCTACAAACTTAGGTATAATTGGGACTGGTTTCCAGTCTAAATTTAAATAGGACAAATCACCGTTTATAGATAACTCATCCTTATATTTTTGGATAGATTGCTCGCCTCTGGCGTACAGTCTTAAATTGTGAAAATTGTTATTATTACTAGACCATCTACTAGAAGCACCGTCAAACCACTCTGCTTCAATAGCTTTTCCAACTTTTAAACCATACTCGTAGCTAGTTTTTTCAACATCGCTTACTACTTGACTAGGAAATTGACGGTTTGTATATATTGCCATATTTTATTTTTCTATTATTTTTGACACGTTACCTCTATTTGCATATTTAGAGATATGTATATTTAACTTCGGTTTTTCAACCTTTGCGTTCGGAGCGTATAAATGTCTGTTATTTGCCATTATAGCTAAACCAGAACTTATAGATGCATCAAACTTTGTTCTTTTGTTTATATCGAACCTACTCCAATCGTTTAACAATTCATTGAAATATAGGTTTCCAATACTCCCATCTTGTTGCAATCCAACGTGGCTTTGTATGTACATCTCAATTGCTGCCGCGTGAGCTTGTTTAATGTCTTCTGAGGAATTAGGTATTCCGCCAACCTCTTTTTCCGCTACAGATAACTTGTTCCATATTTTATCAGGTCTATTCATGCTAAACCCCCTGTACCCTCTTCTTCTTAAATAATATAATAATCTGGGTTTATTATTCTCCGCTAATATTGGCATGCCATAAAAAACTATTGCCATCAACATATCTTCAAAAAACATCTCAGCAGTTGGCGGTCTTGATAAGTACTCTAAAAAGAAACTATTCGCAGGAGCGTCTTCCATACTAAATTTAGTTAAGCCGTGTAATGCTCCTTTAGATCCTTTTCCATCTACCGTTCCCGATATATCATAACTATCACAACCAAAAGCACCCATATGTTCGTTGCCAGGATACTTAATACCGTTTTTTAATACTATTTTATTTTGCAAATGTACCGGTGGAACCCAACTAACCTTAAACCTTCCTTTTGGATCTGGGTAAAATATAACTTGAGAATCCTTAATTCCATTCACCCATTGAAAATTACCAGTTGTAACTCCTAAGGTTCTAGACATCTCTTCGTTATAATCTATTTGCTCGTATATTTTAACAAGATTGAATATACTATTTTTACTCTCATCTCTAAACGCGTGTTCTGTCGTTCTTGGAAATTGGCGATAAAACTCATTTAAAGCGTCGTGGTCTCCCTTCAAACCATCAACCTCGTTTTGCCAATTATCTATTACACCTACGTCTATTAATTCACCGTCTGGTGCGAATCTATCGATATCAGGAGTATTAAAGACTGGAACTCCATGCTCGTCAATAAAGCCTTCATAGTTCCATTCCATTGGGATAAAAAGAGAGTATAGACCAGACTTTGTCTGACCATTTCTATTTCTTTTTGTGACATCTGAGGCATTGTATAGTTTTTTAAAATTCTCTCCACCTTTATCTAAAGCGTTTGAAGTTGAGCCCATCATACATTTACCA